GGCGACGACGGAGGAGGAGCAAACGGTTATCAACCTTTTACCAAAGAAATGATAAACCTGATGCAGGGAAACGGAATTGCCCCAAAGAGAGTAAGTTTTGCGGAAGCGCAATAACTGAGCTCTTTGGGGCATACCCGATTCCAATCAAGATGAGTTCGAAGCCAGTTGAACTGAGTTATCAATTAGCTCAAAATCTGAGGACGCACGGGCGTGTTCAAAAATATCCAAATCTAAAAGCGAGACGTAAGAACGATGAAGATTACCTTACTTTCACTCAGGATAAAGCAATGGAGTTGCCCTTCCGCAACGCTGTACCAAATTTTGGTGCAGTGAAACGGGGGATGATGAAATACAATAAACCTGAAACAACGCCACCCCCTGAGCTTGAACTAGCTAAAGAGTGGTTGGAACGAATGTACGGGCCCTACATGCAGGAGGGCACAATTTCGTTTGACGACGCCGTTAAAGATATGGAAACAGGAACAAGTCCAGGCTTTCCTTGGAACAAGAAATACATTGATAAGCAGCAGACACTGGAACACAACAAAGAATGGTTGAAAACTTACTGCCAAACTTTTCACGAACGAAAGGCACCGCGAGCGGTGTGGAGTAGCTCGTTAAAAGAGGAAGTGAGAAGCCATGCGAAACTCGCCGACAATAAAATTCGACAATTCAGCGCAGCACCAATAGAGCTGGTGATAGTTGGCCGTCAACTGTTTTTGAAACAGAATGAGGCTTTCTATAAATCCAACTTGATGACATGGAGTGCTGTCGGGATTACGATGACAAACGGCGGGTGGACTAGAGTTTACAAACACCTTTCAAAACATAAGCGTGGGTTCGCACTTGACGAAAGTGAGTGGGATTCATCCATGCGAAAGTGGCTTCTTGAAGCTATCAGAGACTTTCGTATCAGAATGCTTAAATCCGCTAGGGCATCAGCAGAAGATATGGCAAAGGCTACCGCTTACTACGAGGAGATAATCAATTCTCTTTACATCTTACCGATGGGTGAGTTAGTAAGCAAGCTATTGGGAAACCCCTCAGGAGGAAACAACACTGTCGTTGACAACACCCTGGGATTATCCCTAATGCTGATGATCACCTGGATCAGAAAAATAGGAACAAATTATGCAGAAATGATTAGAAACATGAGTGCCGTACTATACGGCGACGACAACACCTTAACTGTCGCAGATGCGTTCATTGACAAGTTCAATGGACGAGCGATAAAGGAAGTCTTTGCCACGTGCGGTGTGAGTGTGAAAAATCCAGATGCAGAACTGGATCCTCGCCCTTTAGACGAGCTCGATTTTCTTTCATTCGAGTTCTTACCAATAGGCGACTCCGTCTTACCAAAACACAAAAATCCGAAGAAACTTTTAGCCTCAATTGCCTTTCGCGATAGCAAGAGTCATCCTCCAGCTTTGAAGCTGCAGAGGATACTAGCTTTGCGCGAGATGTTAGTGGGACACTCAAAGTATTTTCACCATGTGGATCGTTACGCAACATATTTCTTCAAGAAGTACCATGCACTGGACGCTGACATTGTCAACGTCTGGAGTATGCGAAAAACGCGAAGGGAGATTGTCGTGGCGTACCTGGGTTTCGAAAAAGGGTGGACGCGCCCTTTAAAAGATTATGACGAAGAAACAAATTTCCAAAACGGAATTGAAGCGCCGGCTTCATCAAAGCAAACAGGATAGGAAGAAATCACCAAAGGTAAATCTCAAGAGATTTTCCCAGGTTATTCCGATAAAACCAGTTAAAGACGAAGATCTGGAACTTCTACCTCTCGGAATCCGTGAGGCGTGTCTATCAGACGCGAAGGCTGCGTTAGAGGATACAATTCTCTACAAACCTGAGTTAAAGTTTTACATTACACGCGTGTATGTGAAGCTGGTCACAGGTTCAGCCCCCGGATTTCTGAAGTGGGATTTCAGAAAAGATTGTCAAACAACTGCAATATCAGCCAATGGAACAGTATCACTACGGGGAGACGATTTTGCGTTAACACTCGACGAC